ATCTGGCCAACCATTGATGACTCGGAAAACGAATTCATCGTCAGCGCTCAACATTGCACCAGCGGAATCATCACAAATCATGATCTCTTGCTTGCACATGTTTGTTACATGAATCAGACAGTCACGCCATCCAGCGCGATAAGCCTCATTCGGTGACGTCTCAGCGGTTACTGGTGACCGAGTCCCATACCCGGCCATACCGTCAATCCAATATGGCGCGGCCACTAGAAGGGTGCCGTCATGTTGGCGAGGGCGGCGACGACTGTCTCCGGCAGGCCGGACGCGGTGGCGACTTCCTGCGTGCTCATGCCTGCGGCGAGGAGCTGCTTCGCCGTCTCCACCGGGTTAGCGGCCCCAGGTGCTGCTGGTGTGGCGGCCGGCTCGGCATCGAGGGCGGCTGCGACTCCGGTCGGCCCGGCCGTGAGCGTGTACTCGAACACGCGGGGTGCTTTCGCGTTTCCGATGCCGGACACGTGCGTGGCGGTGAACCTTTGACCGGGCTGCGGCTCTGGGACGCCGGCGGCCTTGCATGCCGCGACGAGGGCCTTCTTCTGCCCGGACCAGAGGTTGATGGAGATCATGCGGGTGCCGTCGTCGTCCTGCTGCGCCTGGTCCCGGTAGTCGGTGGCGAGGGTGACGACGACCTGCATCTTCGGGGTGCCGTCGTCCCACGTGTCGAGGTCGGTCGACTCGTACTTGCGGGACTGCCTCATGGTGACGTCGGTGATGATGCCGGTGTAGGTGGTGCCGGGGTGCTCCCACTTTAAATAGGTGCCGCCGCTTGCGAGTGCGTCTGCGATTGCGCTCATTGTCATGCTCCGATCAGTTGTGTGAGTGTTGGTTGTTCCTGCTTGTCTGTGAAGTTTCCCGCGCAGGATCGGGAATCGTTGGAGCCGTTCTGCTGAAAGTATGGGCAGAATCGGCAGTATGCGGGTGCGGTGTCGAGCATTGGTATCGCGAGGTTCGCCCCCAGTCCCGTGATGGCGTTGGATATGCCCCGTACTCGTTCGAGGGCGCTTGCCGCCCGCTTGGGGTCGTATGGTGTGTGCCAGACGTGACGGTCGGTGAATTCTGCGTCGCGGGTGAGGAAGATGACGCCGACGGTCCTAACGTCGAACCCTTGCGCCGCCCAGCCTGCCCCGTACAGCTGCGCCTGTACTTCGTACTGGTCGCCGACTCCGTGAGGCCGGTAGACCTCGCGGATCTTGTTGCGGGTGGTGGTCTTCCAGTCCCACACGGTTCCGGTCGCGGCGTCGAACAGGTCGCATGATCCTTCGACGTCGACGCCGTTGATGCTCATGCCGGGCTTGACCCGTTCCTCGACGTGCCACCGGGTCGCGGTGAAGTCGTCCGCTTCGAGGTTGCGGAGTTCGTCCTTGCCGATGATGTCGGCGAGGATCTCGTGCACGGCGGTCCCGACGAATGCTTTCCAGTTGACTGACCCTAGGCCGTTAACTGGTGGGGTGCCGGCGAGCTTGTATCCGATGCGGCGGTCGCAGGGGTTGCCGATCTCCGACGGCCCGATCGACGTCTGCAGCGTTCGGGGCTGCTGGGCGATCGCTTCCTCGATGATGCCGAACAGCTCGGTGGCGAGGATGTCGGGGTTGATGTCGCAAGTGGCGTGCAGCCGGCTGGCCCCGATGGTGGTCATGGGGAGCTGGCACGCCCGGCAGAGGATCTTCGCGGTCATGATTTGTCCCACACAAGTCCGTGACCCCATGATGATCGCTTCAACGAATTGGAACGCGCTACTTGGTCGTAAACGCTCTTCCTGATCCGTTGTGTCCGACTCGGATAGATCTCATCGAATCTTGATTGCAGGTCTACCTGACGAATCGGGTGTCCGCCTTCCGTGATCCATTCATGGATCTGCGCGGCGACCCATTGCACGAGGCAATTTCGGCACAGATTGAGAATGCGTCCTTGATGAGTTTCCGTGCCGCATTCTGAGCACGCGACGTTATTGCCTCTCATAGGACGATCACTGACGGCTTGTTCTCGGTGCAGCAGAGGTCGTAGAGCGCGGGGGCGAGGATCGTCTTGGCCCGCTGCGGATCGACCTGGAGGGTGGTGATCTGGGCGAGGACTTCCTTCGGCAAGTTCTCGGCAGCCAGTCCCGCATCGAACCTGCGTGCACCGGCCCTGACGGTGATGATCTCCTCCCCGTCGGGCGTGACACCGCGCTCCCCGATGGCGAGGTGCTTCTCGATGATGCGCTTGCACTCGGCCTCACGGGTGGCGAGGTCCTTCTTCTCTTGCGCGATGACGCGCAGCTGGACCGCTGCGTCCAGGTACTCGCCGTTCAGTTGCACGTGCTCACTCATTATCACTCCCGGTTGTCATTTCGCTGAATAGGTCATCTTCCATTACGAGCACCTCGTCGACGAGGGCCATGTTGCGAACCGCCTGCACGTAATACGACGGCTTGAGTTCTATCCCGATTCCGATCCTGCCTAGCCTGACTGACTCGAACACTTCAGAGCCGACCCCGAGGAACGGGGTGAGGACACGTTCACCGGGTGACGTCCGCAGTTGCACGTACCGCGCGATGACGTCGAGCTGGAGCGGGTGAACGTGCTTCTCGTCGTCTGGATCTCGCGAGTCCCGGAACGGCAGGACGTGTCCCGGCCTGATGTCATCCCACACCGAACTCGCGTAGCGTCTCCAGATCCAGTGACTGTACCTGTTCTCTGTCTGCTTCCCGGTCCAGTTGCGGAACTTGTGGAGGTCGCCGGGTACTTCCTCGCTGCCCGCGTAGTAGTCCAGTCCAGTCGGGTGGACTGCCGGCTGCGTCGTCTCGCCGTGCTTGCGGAAGATGAGTAGTTCGTCGGCGGATGCGACTCCTCCCATTGCCCCGTCTTCGACGATGGTGCGGTGCGAGAGGTTGTGCTGCATTGTTCGGTTCCGTACGGCGAGGGGTTCCTTCCATATCGCATGACGGCCGATCCAGTCCCAGCCGTTGGCCTCGTGTAGTCGTATGACGTCGCCAGGGAAGTCGAATAGGGAGTCGGTCCCGGAGTTCGACGATGGCACTGGCGCGACGTGTACGCCTGTCGTGCGTCCGGGGAGGGTGAGCCGGTGGAGTTCCTTCACGAACATCCCGTAGTGCTCCCGGAACTCGGCGTAGTCGCGCGCGTTGGACACGTCCCGGTCGTTGCTGGAGTAGATGTACAGTCCCGCGAACGGAGGGGAGTAGATGGAGCCGTGAATCGACGAGTCCGGCATCGCTGCCATCACGTCAAGGGCGTCCGCGTTGTATATCGCGAACCTGTCGGTTATCTGTTGGTCTAGGACGCCAGCCATGTCGGTACCTCGATTTCCTGATCGTAGTTTCGTATCTCAATGTCTCGGGCTTGGTTCATGTGGGCGACGAGCTGGCTGAACATCTCGTCGGCTTGCGTCGATTTCCTCTCAAGGTTCGCGAGGACGTTGCGCCCCCCCTCGGTCGCGATGACGTCGACGATGACGTCCTTGGTCTGTCCGAAGCGCCAGCATCGGCGGACCGCCTGGTACCACTGCTCGTAGGAGTGGCTCGGGAAGTACGTCATCCGGTGGCAGTGCTGCCAGTTCAATCCCCACGCCCCGATCTTTGGTTTGGTGACGAGTGCGCGGATCTCCCCATTGGTGAATGCGACGAGCTTCTCCTCCTTCGACTCCGGGGAGTCGGCGCCGGACACTTGCACCGCGCCGGGAATCAGTTTCGTCAACGTCGCGCTCTCGTCGTTGAGGTGGCACCATGACACGGACGTGTCGGCGTCGGCGATGGATGCCGCTGCCGCTTCGCAGCGTTCGACGAGGGTGCGCCGACTTTCCTCCCGTTCCTCCCGTAGTCCTTTCGCGGGGACGTCGAACAGTGTGCCGTCGGCCGGCCGGTTCGCCTCGACGAGTGTCTGCCGTGTCCGCAGCGATGGGAGGACATAGTTGCCGTCGTCAAACCCGAGGTCTGACGGCCTGCGTGTCGCCCTAGCCCACGTGGACACCCATTGCCAGAACGGTTGCTCCGCGTGGCCCTTGAGCCTCCATTCAACCTGATCGCCTTGCATCCCGCGTCCACGGCTCGACGTGGTGCGGAGCTTGTTGGTGAAGAATCGGCTCAGCATATCCATATGCCCTAGACCGCCGAGGGCCTCGCTGCTGGTCCCCAACTCGATCCAGTCGTTCGGGGCGGCCGTAGCGGTCCCGAGGAGCCGGTAGGGGAGCCTTCGCATGAACTCGGTAACGGCGGATCTGGTGGCCCCGTCGAAGCTCTTCAGGATGCTCGACTCGTCGCAGACGACCCCGGCGAAGTCGTTCCAGTCAAACTTAGACAGCTGCTCGTAGTTGGTGACGGTGATCGGTGCAGATACTTTGCCGTTGCGTGACATCGCGGCGTCATGCCCGAACTTGCCGGCTTCCTTGACGATCTGGAACCCGACGGCGAGGGGGGTGAGAAAGAGTACGGGCTTGCCGGTGTGCCGGGTGACCTGCTCGGACCAGGCCAGCGACATCGGTGTCTTTCCGAGTCCGCAGTCGGCGAATATCGCGGCCCGGCCTTGACGTACCGCCCACTCGACGAGTGCCCGCTGGAATGGGAAGAGATGCTCGGGCAGGTCGTTCGGCTCGAATCCTCCCGCGTTCTGTAGTTGCGCTTTACGCGCTAGGAACTGCTCGTATTCCATTCTGTTCTCCCGGTTGTCGTTTCCTGCGTGTCTCCGTAGCCGGCGGCTCGGAGAAGTTCGGTTAGCGTATCCAGTCGGATGATGACGGGCCATGACCCGATGACAGCCGGCCCCTGTCCGTCCATTCTGAGGATCGCGAACGGGAGGTCGCCTAGTGCGGCCCTGTCGGCTTGCTGCCTCATCGCGGCGAGCGGGTCGAATCCGCGCCTCGCCTTGACTTCGATGTCGATTCCTGGCATCCCGGTGACGTCGCTGCCAGCTCGGCCCGCGCCGACTGGTTCGGCGTAGGGCCAGCCGTTGACGGTGAACCAGTCGGCGACGATCCGCTGGCTGGAATAGCCCCGGTGCTTCCTTGCCTGCGTCACGTTGCGCCTTCCACTGGTAACGTTTGGGGTGTCATCCTCCCGGTTGACGCGGCCCGGCCCCGATCGAGCTCCCCCGGCTCTCGGGGTCGAGTCGTTTCCGCCCTCCGTTTCGCCCGTGCTGCCTTGAGTCGTTCGTTGTGGCAGGTGCGGCAGACCCGGGTCGCGTTCGGGCGGTTCGCCCGGATGTCGATGCGGGTGCTTGCCTGCGTCCATTCGTGGCCCCTAATGCAGTGCGTCGGCGCGGTCGGGTCTAGGGTCGCGGCCCGATCGGCGATCGGGTTCGCTGCCCGCAGTCGGTCGTATGCGACGCATTCGAGGCAGTCCAGTTCGTGCATGACTGCTTCGCACCTTGGGCATCGGGTTTCACTCATAGAGGCCAGCCGCCTGATTTGATTGCTGCGATAGCGTCACTGCGCTTTATCGTTCCGGGTGCGCTGGTCGGCCACGGGTCACGCATCGCAGCTACCCGCAGTTGTGCTTCCCTCAGCACCCGAGCCTCGCAGGCCCGCATCCGGTCGCAGATGCACTCGTCGACCATCCACGAGTTGAAGTAATCGTCGTCGCTACCGATACAGCATTCTGGGAGATGCTTAGTCATGCGATCGCCTCGCATAGTGCGACGACGTGCTCGGCGACGTCGGGGTCCGGTGGCATCGTCGCGAGGATGATGCGTGCCTGATCTGCTTCGGCCGACCCGGTTGTCCGTTGATTGGCCTTCCTGACTTCCCGACGGCTGGGGAAGGGGTCCAGTCCGTCGAGGGCGAGGGTGGCGAGGGATTCGGTGAGGATCCTGCGGATCTCCGGGATCCGTTTCGCGTGGACGGCCCGCTCGCGGTTGGTCATCCGCTGGATCTCGCCGGCGGTCGGGATGAGGATCGGCATCAGTTCTCCCGTGGTGTGTTGATAGCGGCGAGGGCAGAGGTGAGCGCGTTGTTCCGCTTCGTGCCATCCCATGAGGGATCAAGTGACCAGAGTGCCTCTATTCGCTGCATGGCGGTGGCGATGACGCGCGTCTCGCAGGCGCGGAGCGCGTCGCAGATGCACTCTGCCATGCAGTGCAGGCAGCGGCCCACGAAGTTGCCGCAGAAGCCATGCTCGGGGAACTGCTCGTCATCGCAGCATGGCTTGAGGATCGGGCACTCCGGCAGATGCTCAGTCATAGGTTCTCTAACTCCTTCACGAGGCAGACGAGGCATAGTGGACCGGATTCTGTGTCGGCCCAGTTGTTCATGCACTCGTTGGGAATGGAATGAATCATCCCCTTGCAGTCGGTGCAGTAGATGGACTCCCATGCTCGGGGGTCGTCGTCGGGCAGGCTGTCGGTGATGAAGGTGTGAAGGACGGGTTCAGTTGTCCATCGGTCCCATCTGCGTAGATGCTCAGTCATTGCCGATCACCTCCATCGGCGGCTTCGTCGCCCCGTATCGCAGGATGCAGTCCCATGAGCAGAAATCGAGCTTGGTGCCCCAGTCGCCCCGCCAGTTCACGGCGAGGAACCCGTGCGCCTTCGGGTTCCGTGACCAGGTGTCGCAGCCTTCGCGGTCGCAGTGGGTCGCGTCAGCCATCCTCGAACCGGTCCCTCGTGTTGTCCTCATGCTCGGCGTCGCACTTCGGGCACGTCCACGTCGTGAGTTCGTCGGTGACCCATGCGGTTACCCAGCCGTCGAAGTCGCACGGGTCGTCCTCGTCGTCACGTGGCTCGGTGCATTCGGCCCGCATCTGCTCCTCGTCGGCCTCGGGCGGGCTGGCGAGCTTCCAAGAGTCATACGGTGTCATCGAGTTCCTTCCGCAGCAGTCGTTCGATCGTGTTGAGCATCCGCAGCGCCTGCCCGCGATACATGCGGCGATGGCGTGCGAGGGCGAGCGGGTCGTTTCCTTCGCAGTGCCAGGTCGTGAATGGGCACATGTGGTCGTGCACGATGTTCCGGGCGAGGATCACCCGCTGCCGTTGCGATGGCTCACCGATGGCGACGAGGGTGATCGCGTCGATCAGCTCGGGGTCGGCGAACCCGCCGTCGAGGTGCCCCTGGTCGGCCCACTGCTCAAGATAGAGCCGCCGGTACAGGATCGGGTCGATCTTCAGGTCGGCGAGGCTCATGACGCGACCTGACCGGCACGGCAGAGGATCTGCTGGACCGCTGTCTGGGTCAGTCCGAGCCTCCACCCGATCTCCCGCGCCGTACGGTAGCCCTGCTCCCGGGCCTCCTCAATGTCCTCCAACGTGACGCCGTATCCGCCGCCGGCGATCCTGCGCCTGCGGACGTCCTCGGGCTGGTAGCCGGGGTCGTCGATGAGGTCGTCGTCCCACGCGAGCGCCGGCAGCCATCCCTTCGCCCTCGCGATCGACGCGCTGCGGTCGTTGCCTCCTGGCTGATCCCACAGCTCCTCGTACAGGTCGCGGATCGCGTCCATCGTGCGATATCGGACGGTCGGGGTCTTGCCGCTCGCGATGTCCTGCACCGTCGTCGCCTGCTTCATTCCGAGCCGGGCGGCGAGGTCGCGGGTCGAGTAGCCGTTGACGGCGAGGGCCTGCAACCGCCGGCGGCTGCCGGTCGCGTCCGTGTAGGAGTCGCGCCTGTTGTCGCGCTTCGGGTTCACGGCGAGGATCCGGGCCATCGTCGCGGGCCGGACCCGGCTGCGGGTCATCGAGTCGGCGAGGGCGTTGCGGGACGTGTATCCGGCGGTGAGGGCGATCGCCCGGAATGACATCCCCGACGCCATCAGCATCGCGACGTGATCCTTGAGCGGCTGCGCGTCCACCAGCTTCACGATGCCCAAATAGTTGTCGCGCCTCCACGCCTTCGACGCTCTCGCTGCGGCGGCCCGGCATGGCTCGCACCGGCATCCGTGCTTCGCGTACGCGGTGAGGCTTCCGTGCTTCACGCCCCGCCTCCGATGTCCTCTAGGCACTGCTGCGCGGCATCGAGCCACAGGACGGCGTTCGGTGCGGCCGCGACCTCGGCAGGGGTCCCGCCGTCCGCCCACGCGAGGACACGCGCGACGTCTTCGACGGTGATCACTTCGCGGCCCTCCTGGCGATCCAGCCGTCGATCGTCTCGCGACGCCACAACGGCTTCTGGTCGATGACGTAGTCGGGGTCTGGCATCGCCCCGTCTGCCCGATGGGTCTTGATCGTCTCAACGGATAGTCCCATGAGGTCGGCGACGTCGCGCCGACTGAGGAGCACGTTCACGTTTGCCATGCTGTCACCTTAACTAGGGGACTCTCAAGGTAGCGGGTGATGGTCGATGGTGTCCAGTGGCGGGGCGAAAAAAGATTCTCCCAAATAGTGTGTAAAGGGCTTGACATTCACCCTGAGAGGGGGTCATAATTGAGACATGACAACAGAGAGCAAGATCCGCGCCGCATACGAAGCCAACCTCGCAACCGGGATGGACGCCAAGACAGCAGCCGTCAATGTGGCTGCCGACATGGTCATCGCAGCGATGGCCGCCGGATGGGATGCCGCAACAATCGCGATCATCCCCCGAATCGTCTTCACGACAGTCTGAGGAGGAGCGACATGAGAACAACACAGTGCAAGCGATGCTCATCAGTAATCGACCATCTAGAGGTATTCCCCGGCAATGTCTGCCTTACCTGCTGGGCAGCAAGCCCCGCAGGACGCTACATACCGACAGCCCAAGAATTGAGCACGGCATGGGGCGCGACTATCCGCTAGGCAAAACGCGCTGACGGTCCTAGTCAGGGTTCGACTCCCTGAAGCGCACGCAAGGCAACCAACACAACAGAGGAGCAGAAATGAACGAGTACATCGTGAACCTGACGAAGATCAACTTCAAGGGCGAGACGTACTACCGGACCCACTGCTACATCAGCGGCGAGGCCGTCCGTTTCAAGTCCATCATCCAGGCCGAGGAGTACGGCAACGACCAGCTGAACAAGTACAGCAGGCAGACGAGCAACGTGATCTGGTTCGACGTCGTCAAGATCTGAGTCACTAGCGCCGACGGTCCTCGCCGGGGTTCGACTCCCCGGGGCGCACGCACCATCCCAACACAACAGAGGAGCAGAAAATGAGCAAGAAGCAGAACCGCAAGGTCGTCATCTTCAACCTGACGATGCCGAAGACCGAGATCCCCTTCACGAAGCTCTCGACCCCGCTCAAGCGGTTCGGGAAGCTGCGCCAGGACTTCGAGTCTCTCGGCCTGCGGGTCGAGATCGTCGACTTCAAGAAGTAGTGAGCAAGCCCCGGCCGTCATGGTCGGGGCTTCCTCATTTGTTGAAGTCGACCCCGCCCCAGATGCCGAACCGTTCTCGACGCTTCCTCGCGACCTTCAAGCACTGCGCCTTGACGTCGCAGGTGCCGCAGATGCGGACCGCCTGGGCGTGCTCGTATGACGCCCGGTCGGTGGCGAACCAGAGGTCGGGGTCGACGCCCCGGCACGCGGCCCGCTCGACCCACGGGTCATACACGGCCACGACCGGCCATGACGAGAAGCACGACACACGCGACAAGCTCGATGATCATGAACCAGACCATGACCTCATGCTAGGTTCAAACGAGTTGACCCGGTGAGATTCCGGCTCTCGCGCCCATCGTGTGCGCCGTCCCTGTCCCCAAGTGATCGGACCTTCCATGATTGAGAATTTGCTATTCGCCGCTTCCATGATCATTTCCAATGAGCAACCCGCTAGAGCCTCGGCCCGCATCGTTGCGACGGCCGGCCGCATCCCCGCAAAGTGGGAACCATTCCGGGACTGCGTCGTGAAGCGGGAGAGCAACGGCAACCCGCGAGCGCAGAACCCCGTCAGCTCGGCGCAAGGCAAGTACCAGTTCCTCGACAACCACTGGCGTCGCGGTGCCGGCTGGAATGTGTACTCGCGGCTCCGTGACGCCGGGATGCCACGACTGCAGGCCCGCAGCATCCTCGCCCGCCTCCACTCGACTCCGATCAAGCGTTGGGCCGAGGAGTACCAGGATGCGGCGTTCGCGTTCGTCATCCTCATCCCGCGCGGCTGGCGGCACTGGTCGGGTGGTCACGGCTGCGACCGACTCGTCCCCTAGACTGTAAAGCACTTACCACCACTACCGGGAGGCAACAAATGACATACCGCGTGTATCACCTCACCCGACTCATGGTGACGTTCCCGACCCGTGACGAGGCCCTCGTGTTCGTCGAGGACCGGGTCACGCTCGGCGATGACCGCGACGACTTCGAGATCCTCGACCAGTCCGACGAGGCCGCGTCGTGAACATCTACGAGGCCGCAGCGCAGCACAATGCGGCGCTCGCGGTCGCCGAAATGACGAAGGCCGAGCTGATCGACGTCATGCGGGAATGCAACTCCGCCGGCATGAGCATCGTCGAACTCGCGAAGATCAGCGGATTCTCGCGCCCGACGGTCATGAAGTACGTTCAGGACGCCACCACGGCGACCGTGGAGGCTTAGGACGCTCATCTGGCACATTGATACGCCCCGCAGGATTGACCAGCCTGCGGGGCGTATTCGTGTCCGATCACTTGTCGAGTCTGAGGCTCCCGTACGGCGTCCACGCCGACCAGCCTAGGTATTTAGCGCCCCATCTCGGGAACTCCCGCGAGCACGCATCGATCATTCCCCGCCGGACGTAGTCATTCGAGAGGCAGCTCGACGACGTGCGCTTGCCGATCGCGATCGCGACGTGACCCCACTTCCCGATGTCGTAGTAAAGCAGCGCCCCGCGTGGAGCGTCTGACGGCTTCCCGCCGGTCTTCTTCTGCCGTTTCGGGATCTTGCGCCATGCGATGATCGCCGACCCGGCCCACGCCGGCACGCCGTAAGCCTGCCTGCAATGGCTTTGACACAGCGCAGTCCAGTCCTGCGTCGGGTCCTTCACCTGATTACGGCTCCAGGTGATGACTTGGTTCACGTTCCTAGGCAGATATTTCTTCGGCATCCTCGCCCGCCTCCTCAGCATCGACGAAGTCGCCGCCGTCCTCCGGCTCGACCGGGATCTGATCTTCGAATATGACGCTCATGGCTTCTCCTTCAATATTTGTGTGGTGCCTTTGTCTCCGATGCCTGTCGCGACGATCGCCGTCAACAGCGACATGATGCCCGCACCAGCAGCGACGGACAGCATCTGCGCCCAGTCGAGTCCGACGATCCCGAGGGCGTCGGTGCCCATGAGGGCGAGGAGTGCCTGCGCCATCGTGCGGACGCACCGCTCGCCGGCGTCCTCCCAGAACTTGCGTGTGCGCATCACTGTCCCTTCGTGAGGTGGTCGCGTACGTGCTCGTCAAGTCGGGCGTGAACCTTCCCTACGCTGTTGATGATCCGCTCGTTCGATTCGTCGGAGCGATTGCGGAGATCCTTGACGTCGGCCCGCATCTCCTGCGCGTCACGCTCCAGCCTGTTCACGGCATCTCGCAGGCTCGCGCCGCCGTTCGGGGTGAACTGCTTACTCATGGAGATCTGTGCCTTGATGATCCACGACAGTCCCGCGAGGAGCGCCACGGCGAGGCCGACGAACGC